TTTTCACGAGTCCAATATAATATCCTTGTTGGTGTTGGGGCAAGCGAATATTGAGTTCTTCCATAAAGACCGTCTGAATCTTCCTGGACCAAAATTCATATTCCTCCTCAGAATGCAAAGCCCACTCGGCAATGGCCATCTTTGCATTTTCCACCAATGTTTCCGTATCCGATCCTTTCTTTTGCCATTCCATTCGATTGTTAATTGATTTTCGCTCAAGAGGCCCGACCCACAAGGAATCAGCCCAGCGAAAACCGCGCTTCAGGAAACTCACCTCAGTCAGGGTTGAAGTCGGCTCGACTATCGTTTTCTTGTCCGCGTCGGTGTATGTCATGCCAATTTCTGGAAAGATGTCCGACATGATCAATTGATTGAAGTATGGCACCACTTCTTTTCGTATGTTGAGCACATTGTCGTCGCCATATGAAATCATGGACACATCATCGTTGAATTCGCGTTCCAGACCAGCTTTTTCCATTGCGCGGTAGTACACATATCGACACATAAGGGAGTTACATATTGAATTGATGATCGTAGTAGCTGGATTCCCTGATGGCTGTGAATGCGTCCATTGATATACATTACTCCCAGCTATGTGGAATGATTGGGCCACATCTCTCCAGAGCGTCTCGCGAATGAGTTCATTACCGTCGTTATACCACTCATTGGCATAGTCCAACACTTTCCACACGAAGTAGGGATTGAGGTTTCCATCATAGTCCGTAAAATCTCCAGCGACAACGTCTTCTCCCTTCCGTTGGAGATGTCTTGCCAGCTCGTGCCATTCAACAGTCTGTGCCTTAATACCGACAGCAATCTCATTCCCGATTTTGTTGCGCATGATGTAAGAGAAGAAGCCGAGGAAGTACATACGCATAGTCACCACGAAGTCCATTGGTGCCATGGAAAATACGCGTGTTTTCTTTCCCTTGGGTCGAGTCTCATCCTTCAGAGCATCGACATACACCGCCGGTTCGTGTATGCCCTTTGCGCAGTTGTCGATCTTCCGCTGCACAGCTTGACGCACTTCCTCGAATTCACCATCAAATTTCCAGGTACCG